CGAATGGCTCTACTGGCAGACCAGCAAAGGAGGAGAGAAACTTGCGTCCATGCTCCGTGATGAGATGGAGAAATCCTACCCCGACATGAAATCTCGCGGTGCGAAACCACGCGGACCCAAACAACGCGGCAGTTATTTTTTACGGAAGGTGCGTCCTGTAGCCGTTATCGCAGAACCTTTTTTTGGCAGTAACGTAGACGAGTGGAGAATGATTAACAACAATCGCGGGAGGCTCGCGGGTGTGTATGCCCGTGCGATTACCAACTATGCTGACGGATGAGCCTCCCCAAAAGCATAACCATAGGCGGTGTTCGGGTCCGAATCCGTCTGGGAGATCTGGGAGACGACGACTGCTATGGGATGTATTCGCACCGTCGAAAGCTCATTACCATCGACAAGACCCTCAAGGGCAAAGAACTCCATGACACCGTTCGCCACGAAATGCTTCACGCTAGCCTCGCTATCTCTGGTCTCAGTTATTCTGAATCATATGAGGAAGAAGCCATAGTTCGGTGCATGGACGAGATTTATTTCCCCGCTTGGGAAAGGTTCACAAAAAGATTTAGTAATGAATAAGAAATCTTCAGGAACGGCGACCAAGTCTAATCCAAAGCTATGGTCTCAGGCAAAAGCAGAGGCCAAACAAAAGATGGGGGGAAAACATTCTGCCCGTGCGATGCAGCTTGCCACTAAGATATACAAAAAAAGAGGGGGAGGGTATAGGGGCAAAAAGTCCTCGGGCAACAAATTGAAAAAATGGTCAAAAGAAGACTGGGGGACAAGCTCTGGGAAAAAGTCTTCTGAGACTGGTGAGCGGTATTTACCAAAAGCTGCCAGAGACAAGCTGTCCCCCGCACAAAAAGCGGCGGGTAACCGCAAGAAACGTGCCGCCACAGCCCAAGGAAAACAAAAAGCTAAGTATACTGATGCCGAACGAAAAGCATTTCTAAAATCAACCAAACGAAAATCATGAAGAAAGCAGACTTCAAACCACACAAAATGTATCACCCGAAGACGGGTAAAGCCGTAGCTGCCAAAACTTATGGGCAGCACCTCGCCCTCAAGAAGAAAGGATATGGTCATTCGGCACCTAAGAAAAAGGCATCCAAGAAGACCGCCAAGAAATCCACCAAGAAGAGCGAGTCGTTTACGGAGGCCGTAGAAAGGCGGATGGGGGGTGGCTACTAAGCGATTCAAACGCTTGCCGTCGGGTAGAATCAAATACCACGGCGAGACTTTTTCTGGGTTCAATAAACCCAAGCCCGCCCCGAAAGGGAGCAAGAAGAAGTTTGTTGTCCTCGGGAAGGAAGGGGACAAGGTCAAGAAGGTCTCCTACGGGCATCGGGACTATTCCGATTTCCGAAAGCACAAGAACCCCAAGCGCCGCGCTAATTTTCGCGCCCGCCATAACTGTGATACCGCCAAGGATAAAACCTCGGCGAGGCACTGGGCGTGCAAGCATCTTTGGTAAATGAAGAAAAAACTGCCTCGCCAGTTCTCCAGAGAGGGCCGAGGCAAGCTCATAAAGTTCTCTCCGAACTCTGAAAACGTAAAGCAGGCTTTCGAGCGGAGCCAAAATCTTGGAGTGCTCCCCAATTCATTTACCCGTGGCGCGGGCCGGATGACTGGGTTCCTTGGTGAGATTGGTTTTGAACTTCTTTTCCCCGAGTCAAAATACGTTGGCAACTACAGCATGACCCACGATTACTTAATGGGAAATCGTAAAATCGACGTTAAGTCCAAGACATGCCATGACAAACCGAGGCCCCATTACACCGCCTCGGTAGTTTGCCCTGAAGGGAAACCCCTCAAGGCCAGCCACTACTTCTTTGTTCGCGTCCGCAAGGATCTGACCCGCGCTTGGATGCTAGGGTGGATAACCAAGAACAGGCTTCTCAAGGAAGGAGAGTTCAAACGAAAAGGCGAAGAGGATGACTACGGGTTCGCCTACAAGGTGTCCGGCTACCACATCCCTATCTCGGCTCTTCGGTCACCCTCGTCTTTATGACGTTACCACAGTGGCGGGGATAATGTCATATTTCTCCTCGATGCTGATCGTCCACACCTTACCCCCACCATGGCCCACTGACTTAACGGGCCGTATGTTGGGGTTAGCATTCCCTGCTTCCTCCAAGGCCGACATCCCGCGCCGGACGAATTCAAGGTTGTTTGACATCCCCACGTTGCGCCCGTTGTTGAAGTCGTGCAGTGTAACCTGAAACTCGGTCAGGGTTCCTTCCCAACTCTTCAGTGTTCCGTTCAAGGCGCGGCACTTCTTGGCAAAGAACTCGACCAGTTCCGCTACCGCCGACCGTGATGAGTTGTCATAAGCGGCTGACGATACTGAGATGTCGATGAAGCTGACCACTCCGAACCGTCCGTATGCCTCGATCTCCTGTGGGACCACCCAGTCCAGAAGCCACTTCCCGAAGAAAGGGAGTTCTGTCTTGATGGTCGCCTCCAGCATTTTGTTCGGTGGGAAGTTACTTGTGGCCGAATCACTCACTTTTAAGGCCATGAGCTTGTCACGGTTGCTACTGTCAAGGGCAGGTATCACGGATAAGCTGTTGGCGTCCATGTTCAATGACATGATTACCCGTCCTGCCCACGGGACTGAGATGGCGTCCGCATACTTGGCCATATACTCGATGCGGGGATTTGCCACGGCCCGTTTGATGAGTTCAGTTGCTTTCCGTTGATCTTGAAAGGAACTGGCGCTGGTTGTGTCGTCGATCACCCACGCCGCTACGCGGCCCAGATCCCTGTTGAATTTTGTGTGTCCAGACAAGTAGTCAGACGCGTCGGAGAACCCACCGACGAGGCCCGAGATAACTCTGTTAGATAGCAGGCTTTTGCCCTTGTTGGTGGGGCCAACCAGAATGAGTGCCTGCCCCTGCATCGTTTCCCGTTCAAGGACTGCTTCGTAGAACCGCTTTAGCCACGCGTAGAAGTAGTCTGTCGTTGGGCGGGGCGTGGAGTTTTCAAATAGCTGGGAAAGCCACGCTTGGAGGAACGGCCAATTCTTCGGGTCTCCATCATCAGCAGGTTCCACTGGTTCAATAGTTGCGGTGTTGAGAATGCGGTTGCCGTTGCATTCCACCACGCGGTCCTTTGAGAAGATGACTGGAGCTATCTCCGTGATACGATTTTGATTACTAATCACGAGGATCGCTGCCTCGACCTCCGACAAGGGCTTGCCCTTCTTCTGTTTTGGGCAGAAGCCCATCTGCCTGAGTTCCAGCACAAGTTGGTCTCTGGGGATCTCTACCGCGATGTCATTCAGTAACTTAAAAAACCTTTTCCCATTAAACCAATACTCGTCCAGCAAAGACCCGAGTTTCTTTTGTTCGTAGTCCTCAACAAACGACGGACCAAATATATCTCTCCACGACAGGAACCCCCTCCCCGCCCTGTCGCTGTAACAGATCATCCCATCTTCGGCGACCTGACAACCTTCACGGTCGATCCCATCGTCTATCCAAAACAGTGGACCCCTGCTCCCTACTTCAAATGGTCCTACCCACCTATGCCCGTAGTCCGACTTAACCTTGTCAGCGACAACGTCGATTGGAATAGTCGTGTCCCCAGATTGCGGTGGGCTAGTCTCGGCTGCTTTAAGTAGGGCCGTATGGACTATCGCCTTTGGCAAAGGCACCCCAATTTTGTGCCAGTCGGACCCTAACTCAAAATACTGTGACGGGTTTAGCGAGGTCTCGTCAAACCCCGCAAAGATTTTGTTCAGCTTCAGGAGTTTTTTCATCTCCTTGGCAAACGCCGCGAACATATCTGGCGGGACTGGAACGCCCTCCTCAAACTCCCACACCAGACGAATGTATCCGCTGTATGTTTTAGATCTCCATGTTGGGAGACCACTCGCGCAAACCGTGGCGATCTTACCGTCCACCATGCTCCAGTTAACGGGGGCGTCGTAGTCCGCCACCACACCATATACCTTGTTGACTGGGTTGTCGGTTGATACGCGCTTTGATGGGGCGCGGCCCTCTACCGTAGAATAAAATACGTGCTTAGTTTTGGCGTCGGCACACCATGCGCGGTATTCCGCTTTCGTAGCAAACTGGGGGACGGATGGGGTTAGCTTGGACAGGTCAGATGACTTTCTTGCCGCAGCACTCCGCAGGTTTTCAATATATCGGTAGGTCACTTCGTGTATCTAGTTAGTGTAGTTCCATCAGCATCTAGTGGGATGTCCGGTATCCATTCCGGC